TCTTTAATTGTTTTAATTGATCCATGTATTATTCCCCTGATACTAATTGTTTTGCTTCCTCTGGCAATGCTTTTGCCAATGGTGCTACTTGTCCTCCTGCTTGTGCTATTTGTTGCATCTGTTGCATCTGCATAGCTTGTTCTTGTTGTTGTTGTTTCTGTTGTCTTTCAGAATTAACTTGTGCTTGTGGTTTTAAAACTTTTTGTGGCACACCAACAATATCTAATAAATGTTTCACCAGTTTATCAAAATTAATATAATCAAATACAGGAGCAACATTCGCAAGTGATCCCATAATTTCTATACCACGCATAATAGATTGTAGCTCTGAAGATTTTTGAGCTTTCGCAAGTGGTGATACATATTCAATCTCAATATCTTTTCCTGCTAAAAATTCTGGTGCAGGTAAGAATATATTTTTTCTAATCATAATCGCAAACACTCTATCAATAAGAGGTTTTAATAATTCTGATTGAAGTCTACCAAGCACAGGACCTAGTAATCTCATTTTCTCTTCGTTCCTTTGGATGACCTCTGTTGCTGTCATTTGAGGACCTTGTTGCATCATCAGTTGGTTTACATAGAACGCATTACGAATAGAGTTTCTTCTTTGCTCTTCCATGTTTAATCCTAATGGATTGTTTGCACCAATGTTGAGTGGTTCAATTCTATCTCTTGTTCCAGATCTATAAAAGTTCAGTCCACCAGGAACAGTTCGTACAGGTAAAATAAATCCATCATCAGGAACAAGTAAAGGTGGATCAACTTGTTTTTGAGCTGCTTTAATGGTTGTCTTAGACATTTCATTTAACATCTTTACATCAGGTAAAGCAGTCATGGCTGGAGATCTTCCATAAATTTCGTGAGATGCTTTTAAGTAACGAGGTACTACAAAAGGAAACTCTTTGAATCCTGACATAGATAATTCATTGCCTGTGCCAGCTTCAATATAACAAGAAGCAAAAGGCATATTAGCTTTGTCTTGTTTCTTAGGATCAAAATCAGTTCTTGGATATACAACATGAAGTATCTCTACTTCTTCGTATGGATCTTTTCTGGCAGTAGTTACAATATTGTCTGACGCATCTTGTCCAAACTTTTGTAATGCTGCTCTTGCAGAGATTTTAAATTTTCTAAATACAGTATCTATTCTACCTTTATCATTTTCTGAAATGTAAATTTCATTAATGTGTCTAGTAGAGAATTTAACAATATCTTCTTCATCCTCTTCAATAAACATTGCGGCTGTGCCAAAGGTAATCAGGTCGTGGTATAGTTCAAAAATTTCTTGTTGGAAGTTAGAACGATTAAATGCGGCATACATACTTTCTGTTGCAGACTCTAGCCATTCTTTTGCTTCATCTTCATTTTCCATTCCATCTTCTTTAAATCGTAAAGAGAACCAAGGGGTGGATGGGTTCGTCAGCATACCATGAAGTGATGCTGCTAATAATTCTAAAGATTGCATAGGAGAAGAATCAAAAATTAATTCTGTTCTTTTATCTCCTTTAGATCTGGTTTTAGTTACATCTGCTTTTCTTGGCATCATGTAGTCTGCTACTTCTTGCCAATGTGATTCCCAGTTTTGACGCTGAGCTTTCAGACGATCAAATCGTTTTAATAAACTTTTGCTTAGTTCTGTTTTTGCCATTATCCGCCTAATAAACTTTTAGTTCCTAAAGTTGTTTCTCCTTGAACTCCCTCAGTAGAAGTTAGTATGGTTGCAGATCTTCCTTTTCTTTTAATTTTTCTTGCCTCTACAGTACCATCTTGATTTGTTGCAGAGCTTTGAGATACCTCTGCTGCTGTAGGAGTTACAGGAGGTGGTGGAGGTGGAGGTGTAGGTGCTTTTGGTTTTGAAAAAATACCACCCATGTTAGTTTGTCTCCTTAGTCAAGCTAGAAGTTAGTGTAGAAACATTTTCTGATTTAGTTTCTTTTGCCTGTTCCTTTTTTAATTCTAAAGGTTTTTCTTTTTTTGGTTTAATAATTTCTTTTGCTATTTTAATTAGTTTTTTAATTGCCATATTATCCTCCTAATAGAGTTTTCTTTTCTGTAGTTGCTTCTTCTGTAATGCCTAAAGGTCCAGTTAGAATAGTAGACTTACGACCTTTTCTTTTTCGTTCCATTGCAGCTTGTTCATCTGCTATCTTTTGTTTCTCTTCTGCACTTAGTTCTGCCTTCGGCGGTTCAGGCAAAGGTTGAACTGGTGGAAGTGCTGGTGGCTTTGGCATTAAGAAACCCATAATAAAATCCTTTTATAAAATACTATATTCATTATCTGCTACATTTTGTGGAGCATTTTGTCTAGTATTTAATTCTGTAATTCCCACAGATAAATATCTCATGGCATCACAAGCGTGTGAACTCCAATCATGTACAGGTTTAGATCTGAACATTCTGTTCTTGTCTATGTATTTTCTGTGATAATGTCTTAACGCATCTATTAGTTTTTTGCAATGGTCTGTATCTATCCAGCATCTAGGCAGGGTCATCAAGGTAGCATGGATGCCATCTTCTAATGGAAGTTTAGGAACTACCTTAAACCTTACACCTAATTGATAAGCTACTTCCCTTCTGGTTTTGCCATTGCTGAACTCCATAACCTCAATATCGTGTGGAGCATAATGATCCTTATAAATATAATCTTTGCTATTCACTACCTCTATGTAGTGCGGTAATCCTTGACCTCGTTCCTCATAGTAATCAATAATATTAATGGCACTTCCTAACTGCTGAAAGAATATAATAGCTGTATGATCGGATACTCCTAAATCCCAAGCAGTAGAGACAGGCAAAGCAGGATCATAAGGTACTCTATGTAGCTGCCTTTTATCTTCCATCTCTGTTAGAACTTCTCCATAAATAGCACCTTCAATATTGGCAATCCAATCACATTCAAACTCTTGCTTGTATTTATTCTCTCCCATTACTTCTTTTGCTTTTTCTAATTCATCCGGATCTACTATTTTAGTTTCTGATGCTTTTGCTTTGTAATGAAACCAATCTTCTGCTCCTTGTGCGTGCTGGTATAGTTCATAAAAATTATTATTCATTCCTTGTGGTGTACCAATAAATACGCAATATCCTTTTCTATCTGATAAAGCAGGTCGTATAATCTCTGGAAACAATCGTTCTGTTACATTGGCGTATTCATCAATGACGCAACCATCTAAATAGATACCTCGTAAACCATCGCAATTTTCTGATCCTAGTAGGGTTATTCTTGCACCAGTAGGAAAATCTACCCTTAGTTCTGTTTCGTTAAACTTTATTCCTGGTATGTGGTTAGTAAACTGTTTCATATAATCCCAGGCAATAGACTTTGCTTGTTTAAAGGTGGGTGCAATATAGGCATACCTAGGGTTCTTCAGGTGGGAAAGTAAAGCTGATTTAATTAATTGATTAATCATACAGACTGTTTTGCCAAATCTTCTATGGCAGACTAATACAGACCATCTGTGTTTGCTAATATTGTGATGTATGTATATTTGATGTTTCCTAGGAGTATAGGGTATTTTAGCATCCATTAGTGTATATTCGTATCTATTGTTCCATTCATTGGTGTAAAATCAAAGGATAGCTCTGCCATAATCCAACTAACATATAGATTAGCTATTTCTTTATTAGGAAAACCTGTGATTTTAATAACAACATTGTTTGTCTCAGGTTCTATAAATACTACAGATTGTATGTTTTGGCTATCGTATTCCATATATCTTGTGATATTTTATTTGTAAAAGGAGGTCTAGCAAAAAAGAGTGGTGGGTTGTTTGTGGATGGTGGGGTGAGTGTGACTGGATATGGGTGTGGAAAAATCCCATGTATATATATATAACAAACTGCGACCATTTTATGGGGTATAGGGGGGTCTGTCGTTCCAAAAAAGACACGCCTGTTGCGATCAAGCAACATTTATTTAATCAAAACTATTTCCGATAATTAATGTTATCGGAAAATATTAAACAGTTTGCCTATTGGTACGCTGATTAAATGAAACTCCGATATATAATGCTATTTGTTTTAGAGTGAAGCTGAGTATAAAGATAGCAACATTTCACTACTTTAATCTTCTAACCTTTTTAATCTTTTAATACATCTTAATCTTTTAATTATAATACCTGGCAGCTATCCGGTAATTTTTTCCAGGTCCTTTTAATCGTTCCATACTTTTCTTTTATATATTTTCTTTTAACCTTTTTACCTTTCCTTAATTGGTCCTTTTATGTGCGACAATCTGTCCAAAAATATTTTTTATTTTAACTATTGCTTTTTAATTTAAACTTTAATAAGCATATCCGTAATGGTTAAACAAACAAAGAAAGGAAACAATATGAACATAAACTTAATACCAACAACAGATCAAGATTATATTGATCTTAAAAAACAATGTGAAAATCAAGACAGTATCTTTAAGGATATTTCTTTAGATAATTTTAAAAAGATAGTTCAGAATTATATTAAAATTAATTCAGACACTATCGGATTAAACAATTAAATAAACAAAAAATATGCTCTTTACTTATCTATCCAATTTGGGTAAGTTGAGAGCATAAACAAAAAAAAGAAAGGGAAAACAAAATGAAAACACAAATCAAAAACTACCAATTAAGTATTTTTAGATATATTTTTAATGTTTATAATACATCTAATTATAAAACGCCTAAAAAAATATCTATAGCTGCACCCATGTTAGAGATTGCACTAGAAGCAGCAAAAAACAAATATCCAGATTATTTTGTTGATTTTGTGGAGGTTATTTAATGCTTGACAATAATAGAATTATATCCGATAAGGTTATAAACATAAAACAAACAATGAAAGGTAAAACAATGAACAAAAAACAAAAAGAAAAAACAGAAGCTATTGAGTACTTAAAAAAACATATTAAAAAAGGTGATACGCTTTATACTAAAATTGTAAAAGTATCTCCTAGCGGTATGTCAAGACAGATTACAGTTTTAGATATTAAAGATCAAACGCCTAGCTATTGGTCCTATTATGTATCTAAAATTTTAGATTACAAATTAAAAGACAATGGAGCTTTATTTGTAAAAGGTTGTGGCATGGATATGGGATTTCATGTTGTCTATTCATTATCAAAAGTTTTGTTTAATGATGGGTATGCAATTAAACAAAGGTGGATATAATGGCTGTATTTATCGTTTTTTTAATTATACTTATTGTTATTGGTTTTGTTTATCCTATTTTAAATTTAATCTTTAAATGGGAAAAATAACAATGATGATAGTACAAACCAATAAACAAAAACAATATTTGATTAAGTTATGCAAAATAACTTTGTTAAATTGCTTAAATGCTAATGGTATTATTAGATTTAAGTATAATCAAAAACTAAAACAAAAACGAAAGGAAAATAAACAATGGACAAAAATTTTAAAGTAGTTTTAAGTTATGATGTTCAAAGAACATTTATAATTCAAGCTAATAATGAAGAAGAGGCGTATGATAAGGCATATAATGGTCAAGGTCATATTGAAAATGATGATTGGGAATATACAGACCATATAGAAACAGAAGAAATAGTATAAATAAATAAAAACAAAAACAGGAAAGGGAAAACATGACAGAAGAACAAGCAAGACAAGAATTTGATAATTTGCGTAATGATGACGAACATTTTGATAATCAATGGGGTTGTAATGATTACGAACAACAGCAAAAATCATTTTATGAGTGGTGTTCTTTATACGATGATTTAAAACATATTACACAAAAGGAGGTTGTTTAAATGAAAAAAAACAAGTTCATTAAAAAGAAAATTAAAGGAATAGGTGTAGATATTAGATCCAAAGATTGCCTGTATATTAAAATAAAAGATTGGGTAATTTATATTGATAATTCTACCAATGAAAAAATAATTAATACCTGGAAGGAGGTAGCTTAAATGACTGAATTAAATGAAACTCATTTTGAATTACACTCAACTAATAAGCATAAATTATATAAACAAAAAATGAAAGATAGTTTAGACGATCTGTTAAAAAAATATGATGCTGACGATTTAATCGCCTACATCATGGACCAATCAGAAAAGGATTAATCAGTTCCCTTGTTATCTAATGGGATAGGATTTTTGGATTCTATCTCATTAGTAATATCAATAATATCTTGCTCAGTCGTAGTATCTTCCCACATAACCCTTAACACTCCATCCGACTTGATATCCAAACTCTTTTTATCTTGAAATAAACTAGATATTTTTGGAGCTAACCATTTTAAATAATCTTTCTTTTCTCTAATAAACAATAAATCAGCCGGTTCTAAGTTAGGATTTTCAGTATCAAAAATAACAATCATTTTTTCAATTAAAGTTTTGATACCAATCTCTTGTGCTTTGTTAAAGCGTTCCTGTATTTTTGGATTTTGCTCTAAAAATTGATATAAAGTTTTCAATTTGATCTGATGTTGTTTTGCCAATTCGTATGCTGTTTTTCCATTGTACATATCTTCTACGATAGAATTTACTACGATATCGCTTATCTGTACTAGCTCTTTGCTCTTGCTCTCGGATATACTCTTTGATTTCGTCATCTGTTTTGTTTCTAAAGTTTATTAAATTTCTAAGTTTTCTAATCTTATTTTCTACACTCATATTTGTTTTTGTAAATATGTTCCTATACTTTCTTTTCTCATAGGTATAACTCTTGATTGCACCATGCCAAATACATCTAAATTCTTTTAAGCTAGGAACGAAGTACCCTTTGGCTTTACAAGCTACACCAAATTTTGTTTTAGACTGACAGAATATCCTTTGGTTTTTATATCCGCCTCTCATTTCTTTGGGTTGCCTTTCCAATCAAGATTGAATTTCTTATTATGAGCCACCTTTGCTCTATAAAAAGCATTAGATTTTTTACCCCCTACATTCTTCAAGGCATTTATTATTTTTTCTGGCGGTACAAATTCCTCACTTCGCTTCTTATCATAATCGGCAATAGCTAAACCACAATAATAGACATTCTTTTTATCTAATTTTAGTTCTTCAAGTGTGCAGTGTTTAATCAAATCATCAATCAATTTATCCTTGCTGGACCTATTTTTTAATATGATATCATCTATCTTAGAATTAGAGATATTGGTTATTGATTTATATTGTTCTTCTAATGTCGGTGGATTTGAAACATACCTTGTTTCAGATTTAAACATACTTGTTTCAGATTTAAACATGGTAGCTTTTTCAGTGTTTAAAAATGCGGTGTTTATAGAGTAGCTCTTTCCTGACTTTCCTTTAATAGTTTTAAGAATATTTAACTTCTCTAAAAGCATTAAAGTTCT